GTAATAATGAAAGTGATATTTCTTTAGGAGATATAGCAGTAGGTTACGATCTATTCTCAGATTCTTCTGATGTAGATGTATCATTATTAATGGTTGGTAAAGCTAAAGGTGGTTCAAACGGAGAAGGATTATTAAATTACATCATAGATAATATTTGTGAAGTAAGAAAAGATTGCGTAGCATTCGGATCTCCAGACAGAGCTGATGTAGTGGGAGTAACATCACTATCTACTCAAACAGATAATGTGATAGCATTCAGAAACTCATGTCGATCATCTTCATACGGTGTACTAGATAGTGGTTACAAATACCAATACGATAAGTTTAATGACGTTTATAGATACGTACCTTTAAATGGAGACGTAGCCGGTGCATGTGCAAGAACAGACTCAGAAAGAGATCCATTCTTCTCACCAGGTGGTTTCAATAGAGGTCAAATTAAAAATGTTATTAAATTAGCATTCAATCCTAGACTAGCTTTTAGAGATCAATTATATAAGAGTGGTGTTAACCCAGTAGTAGCATTCCCAGGTCAGGGTACTGTTCTATTTGGTGATAAAACCTTATTAGCTAAGCCAAGTGCATTTGATAGAATTAATGTAAGACGTTTATTCATTATTCTAGAGAAAGCAATTAGCACAGCTGCTAAGTTCACTCTATTTGAATTTAACGATGAGTTTACAAGAGCTCAGTTCGTGAATTTAGTAGAGCCATTCTTGAGAGATATCCAAGGTAGAAGAGGTATATACGACTTTAGAGTAGTTTGTGACGAAAGTAACAATACTGGCGAAGTAATTGACAGAAACGAATTTGTTGGTGACATTTATGTTAAACCAGCAAGGTCTATTAACTTTATTCAACTTAACTTTGTAGCTGTTAGATCAGGTGTAGAGTTTAGTGAAGTAGTTGGTAAATTTTAAGGAGTAAGAAATGGCATTTAATATTAATGAAATTAGATCGCAATTAGTACTTGGCGGATCACGTCCATCATTATTCCAGGTTAGACTAAGTAACCCTGTCAATAGTGCAGGAGATTTAAAAGCTCCTTTCATGATCAAAGCCACACAACTTCCAGCATCAACATTGGGCTTAATTGAAGTTCCATATTACGGAAGAAAATTTAAGATTGCAGGTAACAGGACTTTTGCTCCCTGGCCTATTACTGTAATTAATGACGAAGATTTTCTTATCAGAAATGCAATGGAAGAATGGTCACATGCTATTAACAGCCACGTAGCAAACTTAAGAGAGTTTGGTGCAGCTAGTCCTTCAGAGTATAAGAGAGACGCAACAGTAACTCAGTTTAGTAAAACTGGAGTAGCTATAAGAGAGTATAAGTTTGTAGGCTTATTCCCAACAGATATAACAGAAATGCCTTTATCTTGGGAATCAGTAGACGAAATTGCTCAATTTGATGTATCTTTCCAATACGATTACTGGACAGTTAGTGGTGTCACTGGTAACGCGGGTACCTAAATATTTTGACAAAGGCGGACGAATTACCGTCCGCCTATTTTTTATTATGGAGAAATAACACATGGCTGAATTCTTTGGTTTCGAAATAAAACGAAAGGGCGAAAAGCCTGAATCTAAAACTCCGTCTTTTGTAACTCCACAATATGATGATGGTGCAGTTAATGTAACCACATCAGGTGGTATGTATGGCACGTACGTTGATCTAGAAGGTACGGCTAAAAATGAGGCTGAGTTAGTAACTAGATACAGAAAAATGGCATTGCAACCAGAAGTGGAGCATGCTATTGATGATATTATTAATGAGACTATCATTAGTGATCCAACCCAACCAGTAGTGGATATTAATTTAGATAATGTCACTACTATATCCCAATCAATTAAAAAGAAAGTTCAAGAAGAGTTTAAGAAAATAACTGAACTTTTATTTTTAACTCATACAGGATATGAGTTATTTAGAAAATGGTATGTAGATGGAAGAATATATTTCCATTGTATAGTTGATGAATCTGATCCTAAAGCGGGTATTCAAGAATTAAGATATATTGACCCTAGAAAGATTAGAAAGATCAGAGAGACTAAAAAAGAAAGAATGGGTAATCAAACCGTTGTAAAAGTAAAAAGAGAATTTTACATTTATAATGATAAAGGTTTCCATAGTAAAGCATACCAATCACCTGATCCAATAGTTGCAGGTGGTGCACAAGGTTTAAAAATTGCAAAAGATTCTATTTTGCATAACACATCAGGCTTAACTGATGAGTATAATAAAATGGTTTTATCTCATTTGCATAAAGCAATTAAACCATTAAATCAATTACAAGTTTTAGAAGATGCATCTGTCATTTATAGAATAAGTAGAGCTCCAGAGAGAAGAATATTTTATATTGATGTTGGTAACTTACCTAAAATGAAAGCAGAACAATATCTAAGAGATATGATGACTAAGCATAAAAATAGATTAGTCTATGATGCTGCATCTGGTGAAATAAGAGATGATCGTAAGTTTATGACTATGATGGAAGACTTCTGGTTACCTAGAAGAGAAGGGGGAAGAGGTACTGAAATTACCACTTTACCTGGAGGTCAAAATTTAGGTGAGATGCAAGATATAGAATACTTTAAAAAGAAACTATATAGATCTCTTAATGTACCTATTAGTAGATTAGAACCTGAAGCAGGATTCACATTAGGAAGAGCATCAGAAATATCAAGAGACGAACTTAAGTTTAATAAGTTTGTAAGAAGATTAAGATTAAGATTTAGTCAATTGTTTAATAAAGCATTAGAGAAACAATTGGTGTTAAAAGGTGTAATGAGTTTAGAAGAATGGAATCAATTAACTCATTATGTTAAATATGATTTCGTTGAAGATAATCATTTTACTGAGTTAAAAAATTCAGAGATGATGAGAGAAAGAATTCAAATATTAACAGATTTAGAACAGCATGTCGGTACTTATTACTCAAAAGATTGGGTGAGAAGAAATGTTTTAAGATTAAACGATCAAGAAATAGAAGAAATGCAAACGGAAATGGAACAAGAGCAACAAGATCAAAGTGATTTTGGTGTAGGTGGTGGTGCTCATCCTGAAGCTCCTTGGAATCAACAACCAGAAGAAGATGGTACACCGTCTAGCGAAGCCAGCTAAATAATAAATATAATGGAGATATTATGCCTGAGAATGAAATAGATTACAACAAAGTGAATGTGGATGATATTGTTAGAAATGCATTAGGTGATAAACCTACAGCATTAAAAAAATCATTTGATAACGAAATGATTAGCCGTGTTAACGATATTATTATGGGTAAGCGTGATGCTACCCATAAAGATATGTTCGGAGATCAGTCTTTAAAAGCTGAGCCAGAATTAGAAGACGATGAAGTTTTAGAAGCTGAGCCAACTGAAGATGAAATCGAACAAGCTATAGAAGATTCAGATGAAACTGATGAAGCTGAGCCAGAAGCTGAGCCAGAAGAAGATTTAAGAGCTGAATTTGAGGACACATTAGAGCCTGATTCAGAAGAAGAACCAGAAGAGGAAAAAAATGAAACATCTTAAAGATATAATATCAGAAGCTAAAAAGATGGAGTTAAAACATCATGGCAGAGATAAAGCTGAAGGTGAAATAGAGTTTAAAAAGAAACATACTGACAATATTCAAGACAGTCCATACCCTGCAAAAGGAACCGACGATGTTCTTAATGCAAGAAGTATGAAAAAAGATAAATCTAAACCAACACACAAATCAAAAGAAGAAGAAAAAGCAATGTATGAAGAAGCAGCTGAAGATCTTCCATTAGATATATTTGAACAACTAGTTATTATTTCTGAAAATGAAGAGGCTATGATTGTAACATTTGATGATGGAGAAGAATTAGAGGTTGATCCAGAAACAGCTGATGCATTATTATCTTGCTTTGAAGAATTGAACGACGACAATTCTGAATACTTCTTAGGGTTATTAGAGTCATCAGAGTCATTTATTGATTTAGTTGACTTTGCGAACGAGGCTATAGAAGAATGAAAATAATCATCTTAAAGGGTAATGAAGTAGCAGCAGCTGCTAATGTTGGATCCTCTTCAACAATAAGCAATTCAAGAATAGTAAAATTCTATCACACTGCAGCTGCAGTTGTTACTCTTGTTGATACAGATGATAATCAAATAGGCAACACGAGTGTAGAAGCAGGTACACATTACTTTTCTAAAAATCCATCTGATAAAGTATTTGCATCAGCTGGATTATTTACACCAGTAGGATTCGGAGACTAATATGAAGCTTATAACCGAAGTGACATTTAACGACGTACAATATGTAAAAGAAGTAAATGAAGAAACAAATAAAAAGAACCATTATATAGAAGGTGTGTTTCTTCAA